GCACTACTTGAAGCCGAGCAGGTAGCAAAACAAGAAGCACGCGCCTCTGCTATTACAAAACTTGCTGAGATCGCTGGACTAACAGAAGAAGAAATCAACTCTATTTTGTAATATATAGTCTTTGCTAACAACCCTGCGCTTGACCAGCAGGAGTTAGTATGCAAAGAAAAATCATTACAGCAACATTAACCTGTGTTTTTTTAACAACACCAGCAATCGCATTCACAGAACCATACCCAGGAAGTTATCGCGAAACACGCGACATAACTTGTCCTGCACAATACCCAATCAAAACAGGTGAGGGTGTAATGGGTGGTGGGTACATAACAACCTGTTGGACACAACAAGCCTGGAATCTACAAATGGCAGGTGGAGATGATTGGACAGCGTGGCTTAACGGCACATACACGCCAGCACCAACACCAACACCAACGATCACAATCACACCTGAACCAGTTGTGGTTGAGCGTGTAGTTGAGCGCGTAGTTTCTGGTGGCACACAAATTGTTGTACAAGAAGTTGTACAAACACCCGATCTTTCAACCAAGAAAAAAATACAAGCACATATCAAGAAATTAAAGAAAGAAATCAAAGCATTAGAGAAAAAACTAAAAACTAGATGACCCAAACACCTTTACATTCGATTGATGAAATTTTAAGTGCATATCAAAAGCGCTTTATTGTTTTAGGACATAAAAGGCAACTATGGTTAACAGATAAACATTTAATCAATCGTTTGAATAGGTTTGCTCATCCAGAGTTTGCAACTACAGAAAACCTTGAAGAAGCAATTATGATGTCGCCTGCGCAATCAACACGCAAAGCCAATATAAATAGATACAAAATGATTTATCGACATTTAATTTATCTGAAACTAATTCCTGAAAGAGAATCACCAGCAGAAAAATTACCTAAATTGCGCAAACCTAAATCAAGTCCAAGACCATTTACACATAATGAGGTTGCTTTGATTATGAAAGAAGCGAAAGAACCACAAAAACATTGGTTTATTCTTTCTTGTTTTGCTGGATTGCGTGCCGCAGAAATAAGTTTGGTCAAGGGCGCTGATCTTGAAGAAATGCAAGATGGTTACATGATTAGGATTCCTGCCGGCAAGGGTGGCACAGATTTGTCATTACCAGCACATCCTGTTGTTGTACAAATGATTCAGTCGTATAACACTTTGGGTAGGCTGTGGCCAACTGTAAAAGCACACACATTGTCCACCTATGCTTGTAAAGAATTAAGAAGATTGGGCATTAACAAAAAGTTGCATTCAGGTAGACACTATTTTGCCACTAATGCTTATTCTGTTTCAGGTGGAGATCTTCTTGCAGTCTCAAAACTAATGAGACACGCATCACCAGCGACCACAGCGATTTATGCTGAGTTGGCTTCCCCTGTGGCAAAACAAGTTATTAACGCTATGCAAACTCCTGGTATAGAATAAGAACAAAGCAAAGGACAATTATGAATATGAAAATCATGAAAGATGTAATTTTAAGATCATTAGCATTATTTTTAGTTACAGCCTTACCTGCCATTGGTGCAGGATCTTTTATTGGTGTAGAGCCATTAAATTCTGCTGTTATTGCTGGAGCACTTGCTGTTTCAAGAATCATTACAGATTTAGCAAAAGCATTTCTTGATGATGGCAAACTTACTCAAGATGAAGTTGACGCAATATTTAAGAAAGCCAACAAAAAAGAAGAATCAAAATAAATGGGTTCACCGATTCTAAATGGAAAAATCACAACACCATATAAGAAAAAAGGCAAGATGTGGTCAAAGGGTTACCATACTGGAGTTGATTATGCTGTCAAATCGGGTACAGAGATTGTGGCTGTTGCAGATGGAAAGATTGAATCTGCTAATTGGGGCAAAAGTTACGGGATTCAGGCAGTACAAAAAGTTGAGGGTGGTTGGGTTATTTATGCTCATTTATCAAAACTTGATGTTAAATCTGGTGACCAAATTATCAAGGGTCAAAAGATAGGTTTGTCTGGTAACACAGGCAATTCATCTGGTCCACATTTGCATTTTGAAATGCGTGACAACATCAGATGGTCTGCCGGCAACGATCTCGATCCAAAAGGAATTCTGGAAGCATAATTGAACAAGCGCGCCAAACTGCGCTTATTTTTAGTCTTTATTCTCATTGGTTTTATTGTCGCGCCTGCTTTTGCTGACGAACAAACAATTCAATTATCACCTGAAGTTCCTTATGTTGATGTTGTTGTTGAGGCTACTGAACCAACACAGATAACAATTCAAACCACAACTGGTACACCACAAACTAATCTTGGCTTTATTGATTCTTGGATTGAACTTTGGCAAGGGACAACAAAACTACGCGCTGATGATGATGGCGCACATTCAGGAACAAATGTTTTGGCATCAATTATTACATCACCTATTGATGCAGGTTTTTATTTTATTCGTGCAACTTCTTTTGCTTGGATGGCTAGCAATTATACTCAAACACCAACAGGATCTTATCTTTTAAGTTGGAATGGTGTTACAACTGTTCCGATAACACCAACGCCAACACCAGAACCGACACCAACAGAAACAGCAAGCCAAACACCTAGTCCTGAACCAAGTCCAATAGAAATTTCACCTACACCAACCCCATCACAAGAACCAACGCCATTACCAACCCAAGAACCAGTAACAGATAACTCAAACGCCGAAGAGATTTTTGTTGAGGTAATTCCAGAGACATTACCAATGCTAGAGCCGACACAGATAGCAACGCCAGAACCAGAGATAGTTGAGCAAATAACAGAACCAGATACAATTGAAACTCCTATTGTTGAACCTGAGTTAAGTGTAGAGGAACTTCAAGAACAAATACAAGAACAAGTTGATGAACAATATATTGCTGAAAATACAATAGAATTAGAAATACCAACTGCGCTGGAATCCATTCCTGGAATTGCTGAAGTTTTTGCGGCAACTGAAGCGATATTGAATGTTGGATCGGATATGACAGAAAGAGAAAGAGAAGAATCGCAATCAGTTGTAGTTGCCGCGATTGTTCTAACACAAATTTCACAAATGGTTAGCGTGAGGAAAATAAAATGATATGGGTTAGAAAGTATTTGCTTGCTTTTGCTTCCGACACTTGGACTTATGTTGGTTTGTTGATTGCTTATTTTACTTTGGATGGTTCTGCTAAGGTCGTGACAGGTTATCTAATTTTGGGTGGATTAGTTATCTGGTTGGCTTCTTTACCTTGGAGAGATGATTCTTGATGTGGATTTTAACGGCAGGACAATACGCTGCAGCGATCTCAGCAATTTTAGCGCTGTTAGGAATTATTGTAAAATATGGAATTCTGAAACCTATTAAGGCATACATTGATCAGGCTACATATGCCATTAGCCCTGATGCTAATGGGGGCAAATCACTACCTGATGTGGTCTGTACCCTTGCCCGCATTGAAACAAAACTTGATCTTTTAGAGGACAGAATCAGCAAAATAGAGAAGAAACAGGTCAAAAAAGCCTAGTTTTGTCGCACCCTCAAGGTATTCTGTATAACAGTCCAGAGAGAGGATATGACATGGGACTAATAGAGGAAATGCAAAAAGAGGCTGATGAAACCGATTTCAGATGCACCTTTTGTAATCAAGGATCTTGTGTTTGTGAAATAGAAGTTGGTGAACCAGATGGGATTTGATTTATCACAATACGAAACAGTTGATGAACGATTACATAAATGGTTTGAACAGAATCCAAATGCGCGTGTATACACAGAACTAATTTCTTGGTCTGATACACAATTTATTGTCAAAGCAAGTATTTACAAAAATGCTGAAGACACATATCCAATTGCAACTGGATACGCTGAAGAGCGCGTTGGATCTTCAATGGTCAACAAAACATCTGCTCTTGAGAACTGTGAAACAAGTAGTTTGGGAAGAGCACTTGCAAATGCAGCAGTTAGCGCAAAAGGAAAAAGGCCAAGCGCAACTGAGATGAGCAAAGTTGATCGACAGGAAACAAAACCATATAGCCATATTGGGGGAACACCTTTTTCAAATGAAGCATCAGAAAAACAAATTGCTTTTGTAAAAACAATTGTTCAAGACGCATTTGTAAATACAGGCTGGAATCAGAAACCAGAAGCAATTCAGTTTATTCCTGAGTGGTTAGGTAATCCAAGAACAATTACATCTCTTAATGATCTGAATAAAAAAGAAGCAAGCAGGATCATTAACGACAAGATGGGAACAACTCAAGGAATCACGAGCCTTGAGAAGTTTTTGCAATCTAAACAACCTGCAGATCGTGATCCTTGGGAAACACCCAAAGATTAGTACTGAAAGGTGTTAAATGTTAGAAGCACTTTTATTGGCTCTTTTTGGAATTCAACCAGAACCATCGTTAAATCCTAATCTAAAAAGAGTCAATGAAGTTCAGGTTAGTCGTGAAAGAAATTTTGTTCAATATGCTGAACAAAAAATAAATAATCCTACTGAGTTCAAGTGTTTTGATGAACTTATGCATCGAGAATCTTCTTGGAGAACAATAAAAGATCCTCAGTTTGCTGATAATCCAAAGTCAAGTGCTTATGGTATTCCACAGGCTTTGCCAGGGCATAAAATGGCTTCTGCTGGTGCTGATTGGAGAACCAACCCAATAACCCAAGTTAGGTGGGCAATTTTGTATATACAAGAAAGATATGACACCCCTTGCAAAGCCCTTGATTTTCATGACAAAAAAGGATGGTACTGAGATGGAACAGGTTTTAATGTTTGTTTTTTACACACTCTTTTTAGTAGTGTCGAGTATTGTTTTACTTGTAGTTGGTCTGTATAGTGTGTGGATACACCTTAATGTAAAAAATGAGGTTGACCCTGAGGATCGCATATTCAGGTAGAGATGAGGCTGTGTGGGATTACAAGAATCATTAAAAAAAGAAATCAGCACCCTAAATGTTGGATGTCGGGTCAAGTTAATTAGGGCTGTACTAAATGATATTGAATTAAAATTATTAGATGACACTTTGAAAGACGAAACCATATCAACTGCTGCCATTGTTCGTGCGCTAAAAACTGAGGGCTATGATGCAAGTATTCACTCAGTTGGCCGACATAGGAGAGGTGATTGTGTCTGTGGGATTAAACGAATCAATTGAAAATGAAATAGATAAAAAGAAACCCAAAGAAGAAAAACCTTATGCTGAAATTGGTTTAGATGGTGGTGAAATTTTTACAGGTGTTTTAGATGCACCCATTACAGATGATTGGTCACCAATTCTTAGATCCTTTGGACTTGACCCAGAAGTGTTTATGGTTGTTGATGACAAAGTTCGTATGTCTAAATGGCAACAATCTAAAAGAACAGAGTCAGGTGACAGAGATATTGTTTGGCTGTATTCCTACAAAGCCATATTCAAACGCAAACAAGGTGTCTATCTAACCGACACAGAATTTGATCAGCGCACCAAAGAGTTATCGAAATGGAAACCAAGCAAACCAGAACCTAAAAATACAAATGAACCTAAAACAACTTTTGTTGTCAACTGGGCTGACTGGCAATTAGGAAAGTCTGCTGGTGGTGGGGTTGACGCAACAATTACTCGTGTGCTTTTGTCGTTTGATAAAACAGTTGCTCGCATAAAAGAATTAAGAAAACTTGGAAGAAACATAGATGAGATCGCTATTGTTAACATGGGTGATCCGATTGAGGCTTGCACAGGTCATTACGCATCACAAGAATTTAGTGTTCAAGCAACACAACGCCAACAACTTTTATTGGCTTTAGATCTTTGGACAGTTGGAATTAAAACAATCGCAAATCAAGCCTCAAAGGTCAAATTCATTTCAACACTCTCTAATCATGGTGAATGGCAGAGAAGAAATGGCAAAAACTTTACAACTGATTCTGATTCTGCTGATGGCTTTCTTGCAGATGCTTTACAAAGAATTATGCAAGATTCAGGGTTTGTTACAGAATGGATTATTCCTCATGACGAAATGTGTGTACAAGCAGAACTAAGTGGTGTACCTGTGGCATTTACACATGGACATAAAGTTACTGGAAAAGAAATTGATTGGTTGCGTGGACAATCTATAAAACTATTGCGCGACTACAACAAAGAACCAAAACTTTGGGTTACAGCACATAAACATCATGTAAAAGTTGATGATATGGGAATGTGGTGGAGATTTCAATGCCCAAGTCTTGATGGGGGATCTAAATGGTATGAAGACATGGCAGGAATGTGGTCAACTCCAGGAACATTAACATTTCTTGTTGGAGAACACGACAAAAACTACTGGTCAGATATAAGTGTGTTATGACCTCTGAAGAATTAGCATCTGTAATTGCCCAAACAATTGAAAGTGTAAAACATAGGATTCTCAATGTTGGTGATGAACAATATAGTTTTGGGGATAAACAAAGAATTGAGACTAAAACAATCAACGAAGTACTTGTGGATGCCCTTGAAGAGGTAGATGATTTGTTGGTTTATATTAGTGTCATTAGGATTCGTCTAGATCAACTGCGTAATGGTCTGGACGAACACAACCCGATCTAGTGGGCGCCTCTCCCACTGATCGTTGAATGCAGTCCCTCAGATCTCCCTATCTGGGGGATTGCTCTTTTTGTCCGATTTTTACGCTCATGACGCGCCGACAAAATAACCCCCCCTGCTCTTTACTTCTGTATAACAATAGGCTAATGTTATACATAAGAGATCAGGGAGATCTCAAAGAAAGAGGCAAAGAAATGGCAAAGATTCAAGTAGTAGAAGAAGTCAAAGAAGTTTGGAACGGAATTCAATACACAGTAGTCAAGGCAGTTATTAACAAGGGAGAAAACAAATAATGTTAGCCACAGACAAAGAGATCTTAGGATCATTAACTAAAACATCAGTAAATGATCATAGAAAACAATTCATTGGTCACTTATTTAATAAACAAACAAATCAATCAAAACTTGTAACTTTCTACGCATACCACAAAAAGGATGCATTAGAAATTGCAAGAGAATACGGAACAAGATTTGCAGGAATGCAATTAGTTGATTTAAGGTTAGAAAAATGAAATTGTTAACTAAACAAATTCAGAAAAAACTCCAACCACTTTATGAAACAGATAAAGATGGTTGGAACGCAATCGCGCAAGTTAAATTCTTTTCAATCGCAAACGATTGGAGATGGTTTGCAACAGAGTTTGATGGTGTAGATACATTCTTTGGATTAGTTCAAGGCTTTGAAAATGAACTTGGTTATTTTTCACTATCAGAATTACAGTCAGTCAAGTGGATGGGTGTTCCTGCAGTTGAAAGGGATCTCAGTTTTCAACCACAACCACTAATTGTAATCAAACAAAAGTTAGAAAAGGATGGGTGGGCATGAATAAAGATGAGAAATTAAATGTGTTGCGAGATCTTGCCAAAGAAATTTGGCAGGATCTTTCAACAGAAGCATTGGTGGGAATGCTTTCAACGCTAATAACAGAAAAACAATTAGATGTTCTAATTGCGCATTTGGAAGAGGAAGCAAAAGATGTCAGAGCACAGCAGTAAAGATAATTTAATTGCTTTGCGATTAAATGATGAACAAATGAAAACAATTAAAAGATGGGCAAAGCAACATAAATCAAGTGTTTCAGAGGTTATTCGTATAGCAATCGAGATGATGACAGGAGCAAAGCGCTAATGAACAAAAATGCTAAATCTGCTGGATCACTAATCAAATTCACTTGGATGAGATCTCACCCAAGTTTTGATTCAACTGATTGTGAAATCGGTCTTGTAGATTGGAATAAAATAAACAGCACTCAATGGACTTTTCATCAACAAATTCTTGTTGAGGTTCTGAAGTTTTTGACAGTTGAAGAATCAAATGTTTCACTTGATGATCTTCTAGTGCTTAAACCAGATGAACGCCAAACAGTCATTATGTGTTTGAATGAAAAGTTTGCGTTATCAGAACTTGAAGAAAACTTGAGGTGAAATAAATGGAGTGTCCACATGGTGAGCCAAGAGGTGAAATTTATTGCCCATTCTGTCGGAACATTTTGGGAATAAAGTTTGTTTCACCAAATAAAAGGAAGCCTGTGGAATCTAATGGTGTCAGGGTGTCGGCGAGGCATCCTGATACTTCTAAGATCTCTGCTCAGCGAGCATTGCCAAAGTCTGGAACTAAGAAAAAAATCATTTATGATTTAATTGTAAACTCTGGTACTAATGGAATGTGTGATCACGAGTTAGAAATACAAACAGGTTTTAGGCATGAATCTACAAGCGCGACACGAAATTATTTAATGAATGATGGTTGGATAGTTGATTCTGGAAAGCGCAGACAAACACCACAAGGCAATCCAGCAATCGTTTGGGTTAGCCACGACTCACTCCAAACAGGGGTATTGTTCTAAATTTGTAATTAGGCACTATAAGATCTTTTTTTATTAGAGGTGACAGAAGCCTCATTAAACAATTTCTGGATGGATTTGCAATCCATTTAATCACCGTCAGAGGGTGATATGTTTTTTATGAAGCAAACTTAAACGCGCAAACCTTGGTTAGTTTGCGAGCCTGTAGCGCTGGAGTTGATCGGACAGCCCAACTCTGTAAATCGAAGCATGCAGGCACATGGCGCAGTCGGGTAAGTAATTACCCCCTCAGACACCTCAAGCCCTCAAAAGGGTCGAGAATTGGTTGTATGAGGTTCTTGATTGAGCCTCATATTCCTAAGCACCTCTCAGGATCGAACATTTGTTCGTTTGTAACAATTTGATAACAATCTTGGTGAAACGCGCAAATCACTAGACATTGTTATACATAAACGATATGTTTTAAGTATCGGGAAAAGATCCCGACAGAAAGAGGCAAAAAGTGGCAAAGGTTCAAGTTAAGTTCACAGAAAAGGAAGTTGAAGTCATTAGATCAATTGTTTTAGATGCAATTGATTCACCAAAGTATTCATTAACATTCAAACGCGAATTAGATGATTTAAGAGCAAAGTTGCTTTTAATGATTCTTGAAGATTTCTAGGGAGATGCAAATGAAAAAGTCAGAGAAGATATTTTTACAACTTATTGAAGCACACCAAATCAATGACAAAGAAACAGCAAGACGATTAGGGCAAGAATATATTGAAACAGCAGTTTTAGAACAGGTCAAGAAAGCAAAAAGAGTTGCAGAGGAGAGAAACATTGAACTGGATCTTAAAAAAGTTCAGGACAGGTTTCACGCAACCGTAGTAAATCATTTCAAAGAATCAGGTGTTTGGCAATATCTAGTCACAGAACAAGGGAGCAAATAATGACAAAAGAAATAGAAGCATCAAGGGAGTGGAAATATGAAACAGCATTTTATATTTCAATGACTTCCACCAATGTGCAAGAAGTCGCTGGTTGTTTATCTTTAATGAGGGATCTTGAAGAAAATATGACAAAGGCTGAAAAAGATAAATGTACCAAGCGAGTGTTAGCAGTTCTTGGTAATGAAAGAAAGGCAAGAGAGTTACAAGATGAAAAATACAGTTACACACAAATCAAGGGGGAAAGAATCAAATGAGCGAAGATTACAATGGTTGGGCAAACCGATCCACTTGGAACGTGGCTTTGTGTATACAAAACACAGAGGATCTTTACAAGCAGGCATTGGCTTTTATGAACAAAGAGGAACACAAAAAAATCACTAATCCTTACAAATATTTCATATTAGATGCAAATATGAAAGATCATAAAACAGGAGATGGAATCAAGTTTTATTCCACAAGCCTTGATTACAAAGCACTTGACGAAATGATGAGGGAGTTAATCAATGAATAAAGTTACCAAAGACAACGGCTACATAATGATCTCAATACCTGATCGTGACATTAAATCAATAGCAAGATTTATTTCACACGCTTTTGTGCAAAACCAAAATCACGTGACCGATCTAATGCACAAAATTGTTACAGGAGATTTATCAAAACAAGACGAATATGTGAAGCAGTTAACCAGAGCAATTGATTTAGACAACTGGTTAATCGTTCTTGATGGTCCAGAGGCTTTGGAACTTTGTGACGAATTAGCAGACACTATTTATGATCAAACACTAATACATGGTCCATTACAAAAGAAGATGGAACAAGAACAACCAAAACTCAGGTTAATTAAAATTTGTGTAAATTGTCATAAATCTAAAATTAAAGGAGAGCCTTGTGAAAATTGTTCTAAATAGTTCAGCGAGTATCTTCCAAAATAGAGTCACAGAAGATAAAATCTAGTATGCAAACATTTCTTCCATACGCAGGGGACTATAAAGCAACTGCCAAAGTTTTAGATAATAAAAGACTTGGCAAACAAAGAGTAGAAACATATCAAATACTCAAAGCACTTCTTGGAGAATCCAAAGGGTGGGTTAATCATCCAGCAACAAGAATGTGGAGAAACAACGAATACCAATTGTTTTTGTATCAGAATGAAATATGTGAGGAATGGTCACGCAGAGGATTCGCTGACACAGTTATGCAAAAGACAACCACACTTATTCTTAAACATAGTGTTCCTGTAAAAGCAGAGTTGCCTTATTGGATGACTAATCCTGCTGTACAGATTACGCATCAAGCAAATCTTTTTATTAAGAATCCTGACGCATATCCTTTCTTTGAACATCAGGTAAGTGTTTACAAGGATCTTATTTGTTGTCCAGAGAAATGCACATATTTTTGGCCACTACATAAAAGTGAGGTGAAATAGTGAGCGCATACGATTTCATTGTGTACGGAACTTGGTTGTTTCTTCTAACACTTCCTTGGACAATACATAAACTTCCAGGGAGAAACAAATGATTACAAGAAAGAATGATGATGGTTCAGTAACTTTCATCTTTGAATCGTGGGATGAGTTAGTAAAATCTGAACCAACGTGGGAACCTGATGGTGATCTTGCTAGTAAAGATCGCGCTGATCAAAGAATTTGGGGTTACTAATTATGACAACATATATTTACTGCAAAAAGTATAACAAGTTATTTATTAAAAATGTGGGTTGTTCTACCTGTGAAGCAAAAATGTATCAAGTTGATGCAGATGAGTAGAGCAAAACAAAAAGGCACACTTGCTGAAACTGCTGTTGCTGATTATCTAAAAACTTTTTGGCATAACGTTGAGCGCAGAGTCTTATCTGGGAAGAATGACAAGGGCGATATTGCTGGTGTTCCTTACACAACTATTGAGGTGAAAAACCATAAATCATACAAATTATCTGAATGGATGGAAGAAACTGAGCGTGAAAGAACAAACGCTAGATCCCAATACGGCATATTAGTGGTCAAACCCATTAGGGTAGGTGTCACTAAAGTAGAAAAATGGTGGGCAGTTTTACCATTAGAACAGATTGCAGGATTAGTTGCTGAACTTGAAAGATTGCGTGCATCCGAAGTTATCAAAAACTGAGGTATGTGAATCTTGCCCTGCACCTTTTGGTTGGACTGATCTGGCTTTATGTGCTTATGAACAACGCGATTTAATGTATCCAGATGAAACAGATATTGATTCGATCATTAAATGTAAATCTATTTGTTCAAAGTGTCCTGTTCGTGGTTTTTGTTTAGAGTTAGGATGGTCAGAGGAATATGGAATCTGGGGTGGCTTTGTACCATTTGAAAGAAAAAGATTGAGAAAGATCTTTAATGTTAAACACAAAAAAGTTCAAGATCGAAGAAAAATGATCAGAACAATCGCATATCGGCTAATACAAGGAGAGAACAATGGCATTACCAGTAATTAGTTTCACCGGCAATCTTACACAAGACGTGGAAGTGTTTACTACAAAGAATGGTAAAACAGGGGGCAAGTTGAAGATCGCTTGCAACGACAGGAAGTTTGTTAACAATCAATGGATAGATGGGGACACTATTTTTCTTACAGGAATTGTGTGGGGAACATCTGCTGAACACGCTGTTGTTACATTATCTAAAGGTGACACAGTTATTATTTCAGGGAAACTTACCCAGAGAACATATACAGGTAAAGATAACTTGGAGAAAACTGTTACTGAAGTGTTAATTGATTCTCTTGGTGCAGATCTTAGAAGAACAAGTTACAACAAAAATGGAATCCAAAGACAGAGTTTTGCAACTTCTGAACCTGATGCTTGGACAACTAATACAACAACATCTGATAACAACGTTGGAGTTAATTTCTAATGATTAGGAAGCGCTCACCAAAGATGGCAAAGTTATATAAAGATGAACGTGTCCCTTTGGTGAAACGCTTGCTTGCTGAAAGAACTAACTGTCAAAGATGTGGGGTTGCTAGAAGCCAAGACATACACGAAGTTAAAACAAGAGCGCGTGGGGGATCTATTACAGATGTTAATAATCTACGCGCTGTTTGTAGGAAGTGTCATAATTGGATTACTGGGAATCCTCAGGAAGCACACGACACAGGTTGGTTGAAATGGAGTTGGGAATGAGTGAAATTTTTGATTCCCTTGTTGGACAAAGGATTAAACACAAACTAATCGAACACGCCTATGCAAAACAATATGCAGGTTCACATGATGATCTTCTAGACTCTATCTATGCTTTGGAATCCATTATTAAAATTGTGGAGAAGTCTGTGATTGATGTTATCCAAGCAGAGATCGAAACTTTTTCATTTAGAAATATGGATGAAAAATCTGCCTTGATCAACGTATTTATCGGTGGACTAATACACGCCAAAGATCTTATTGAAAGTGATTCATCTACTATCGGATTGGCACCTTTGGAATGACAACTATTGCCGTCTCTTGCGCCTCAGATAGATGTGTCATTATGTCTGAGTCTGGCATTACAGATGAATCTTTTAATACAGCACCACCTATGAACAAAATTGTAAGACAAGGTGACTGGCTAATCGCTGCAGCAGGAGCAGATCGTGTATGTGATGTAGTTCAATATCTCACTAAATATCCTGTAATACCACCAACCATTAAACACAAAGAAGATATACAAGAGTGGTACAGGTTTATTGCTAAAAGAGTTGTACCTGTTATTCGTAAGACAGCACAGGAAGAATTAAGTTTGGATGTAAAAGACGGGGTGGCTGAACTTCCTGACTCAGAAATAATGTTAGTCACACATGGTCGGGCTTTCAGTATCAGTAACACCCTTGGTATCTCAAAAGTTGAACCATACTGGGCAATAGGATCAGGTGGATCACTCGCATTAGGATCTTTAGCCACTACCCAAACAAATAAAGACTGGAACACCCGACTACATATTTACACACAGAAAGCAATACAAGTGGCAATCAAACACGATTCATTTAGTCACCCACCTGTGTATGGATACATCTCTCACCGATCAGGAAAGATTGTGAAATGGGATTCAGCAGACCTTGTTTAGATTGTGGTGTATTAACAAAAAATAAATCTAGATGTGATCTGCACCAGTCAGAGTACAGAGCCAAGATAGACGCAAGACGTGGACCATATCGAACACATTACAAAGGAGATTACTCAAAGCGATCTAAAGAAGTCAGAGCCAACGCAGAGATCTGCTGGATATGCAAAGAGGGAAGAAGAATTAATGATCCATTCACAGCAGACCATTACTTTCCAGGTATTCCGAACTCACCCTTGCTTCCTGCTCATAGATCCTGTAACTCAAGAAGAAAAAACACACCACCACCAGAACTATGAAAGCAAAACACTAGGGAGTACCCTAAGAAATATGAAAACAAACGACATCCCTACCCCGAACTCAGGTCTGTCTGCGAAGTCGCGAAATTCCCAGTTTTTGTCAATGGAGATTTAATGGAACCAGTCATCAAAAATGTGCCTGTCAAGGGCATTGAGTTAGATCCTGAAAATGTCAGAAAGCACTCATATAAAAACTTAGAAGCGATCAAAAGTTCACTTCGGAAGTTTGGTCAAGTCAAGCCGATTGTTTTGCATCAAAACATTGTGGTTGCCGGCAACGGAACTTTAATGGCCGCACAAGAATTAGGTTGGTCTGCTATTGACGTTGTTGAGTTGCCTAACGACTGGGGCAGGGACAAGGTTAAGGCTTTTGCAATTGCAGATAACAGGACAGCCGAGTTAGCAAACTGGGACACAGAGTTGTTAAATGTGCAATTAGAGGAACTCAAAGAATTTGGTTATCACCTTGAAGATGTTGGATTTAATGAACAAGACGTTGCGAATATGTTGAGGCTGAACGAATTAAAAAATGGTGAAGAAATTGATCCTTTTGCTGAGTGGAAAGGAATGCCTGAGTTTGATTCAGAAGATAAAGTTGCCGCATTTAGGGTAGCAATTAGTTTTGTTTCTGAGCAAGATGCTAACGATTTTTTTGAGTTGATAGATCGACCAAAGAAAAGTGTTTTATGGTGGCCAGCCGAGGATGGTCACGTTGGTTCTACAGTGAAAATGCAATACATAAATGATGGGGAATAAATGCAACCACGCTTTCCAATATATATTCCATCAAAGAGTCGAGCAGAGAATGGAACCACAGCCAGAGTTTTAGATGAAATGAATGTGCCTTACAAACTTGTTGTAGAGGAACAACAGTTTGCTGAATACAACCAATATTTTTCTGATGACAAACTTTTAATCCTTGACCCTGAATATCTTAAAAACTATGACACCTTTGATGATCTAGGTGACACAAAATCAAAAGGTCCAGGTCCAGCGCGAAACTTTATTTGGGATCACTCTATTTCACAAGGACACTCTTGGCATTGGGTCATAGATGACAACATTTCTTTATTCGCACGACTACACAAAAATCAAAGAATCCCTGTTGGTGACGGAACAATATTTCACGCTATGGAAGAATTTGTGTTGCGTTACAAAAATATTGCTATGGCTGGTCCACAGTATTGGATGTTTGCTCCAAGTCGAGCAAAGTTGCCACCCTTTGTTGTTGGCACTCGTATTTATTCTTGCAACCTAATTAGAAATGATGTGCCTTTTAGGTGGCGTGGTAGATACAACGAGGACACCGATTTGTCCCTAAGAATGTTAAAAGACAATTGGCAAACTGTACAATTCAACGCATTTCTACAATATAAATTAACTACACAAACATTAACAGGGGGAAACACTGAGGCTTTTTATGCTGAAGAGGGTACTTTGCCTAAATCACAAATGCTTGTCAAAATGCACCCAGATGTCACAAAGTTAGTACAAAGATTTAATCGCTGGCATCACCATGTAAATTATGGACCATTTAAGAACATTCCACTATTAAGAAATGCTGACGCTAAAATTGTTGATAGTGAGATCTATAAAATGAAATTAGTTCCTGCAACAAAACACACAAATGTGGTTACTGTTAAAAATGAACCGACTGTATCTGAAGATCATTTAGAGCCTTTCACTGTTGCGTACCAAAACAATCTTAAAAATTTGCAAAATCTTCCTGAGCCTACCTACCCTATCTATGTTCCATCAAAAGGGAGAGCAAGCACGATCCTCACAACTAAATGTTTGATTGAGGCTAAAGTTGAGAATTTTTATGTTGTGGTTGAACCTCAAGATCAAGACTCATATGAAAAACAATTTAGTAAAGCAAATATTTTAGTTATGCCTGAAAACAATAAAGGGATCGCCTATGTTAGAAATTTTTGCAAAGAACACGCCAAAGCAAAAGGGTTTAGTTATCATTGGCAAATAGATGACAATATTCAATCCTTTGCTATTAGACAAAATGACCAAAACCAAAAATGTTTAATATCTGATGCCCTTAAACTAATTGAATCAACTGTAAATCAATTCACAGGAATAGGTGCAGCGGGAATGAAGCACCAAGTTTTTGCGTGGTCGGAAAAAAATGATATTGGTTACAACCGACAGGTTTACACATCTATGTTGATATCAACTGAACCTGAATCGAATTTCAGAGATGGGTTAATTGAAGATGCTGACTACAATTTACAAATCCTTTTTGACGGCTACGCTGTTGTCTTGTTTAATAGAGTGGTGATGAATAAAATTACTTCTATGAAAATGCAAGGTGGTAACACAGAGATCTCTCACGCAAATGGTGGTAGAGAAAAAAGAGCAATTGCAACACAAGGCCAATGGCCAAATATTTTTAAGTTGAAAGAAAGCAAAGATGGTCCACGATTAGCACCTAGTCGTGTTTGGTCAACATTTCAACAACGACCAGTTCCAAAGGTTTTCTAATGGGGCAACGTGGTCGTCCACCTAAACCAATAGAGGTTAAAAGAATGTTAGGCAATCCAGGGAAGCGTCCCTTGCCTGAAACTAGCAATATTGTTTTGTTACCTGCTGTGAATGAAATTCCTGAACCTAATCGACCACTGTTTAAGTTTGGTCGTGAACTTTGGGATCGTGTTTGGACAATGGGTCATACTTGGTTGTCTTATTCAACTGATATTGATTTGTTGTTAATCGTCTGTGAACAATTAGATGAAAGAGCAAAACTGCGAACAAAAGTTTGGAATGATGGCAGATTAGATGAACGCAAAGCATTAAGATCTTTAGAAAAACAAATTGTTGAAAACCTGTCGTTGCTTGGATTTACCCCAACAGATAGATCTAGACTTGGTATTGCTGAAGTGAGAAAATTGTCTAAACTTGAGGCTTTGCGTGAAAAATACAAAGACTAAAAAATTTGATCCTGCTTGGTTAACTCCTGTGTCTAAACAAGACTTAAAAGACTCAAGAGGAATACAGGTCGCTGATTTTATTAACACTTTTTGTGTGCAAACAAAAGATACTGTTGCAGGTCGCGCTGGAGAAAGAATTGTTTTAAGAAACTGGCAAGTTGAACTGTTGAATCATATTTTTGCTGTTGAGCAAAATAAATTAAAACACCGGTCAGCCCTTGTGGGCATGGCTAGAAAAAATGGAAAATCGGCGCTGTCCTCAGGTATTGCTTTGTGGGGTTTGTTTCTGGGTGAAAATGGTGGTGAAGTTTATTCTTGTGCCGCAGATAAAGATCAAGCAAAAATTGTTTTTAATGACGCAAAAAAAATGATTGAAGCAGAACCAGATCTTATGGGTCAGGTCAATCTTTATCGGGATGTGATTGAAGTTCCAGCCACAGGTTCTATTTATCGCGCTTTGTCTTCTGAAGCATTTACAAAAGAGGGTCTGTCCCCATCACTTGTTATTTATGATGAACTACATGCCGCACCCAATCGTGAACTTTATGATGTTATGCAACTTGGTATGGCCGCAAGAAGATCTCCTTTGCTTTTAGCGATTACAACTGCTGGAGTAAAATCAGACAACACAGGTCAAGATTCAATTGCATACAACTTGTATCAGTATGGTCAAAAAGTTGCTCGTGGTGAAGTTATTGATCCAACATTTTTTATGTCTTGGTGGGAAGCCAACGCTGATGCCGATCATCATTTACAAAGCACTTGGGAATTAGCCAACCCAGGCTTTGGTGATATTAATGATCCAGAAGATTTTAAGTCAATGGTGAAGAAAACTCCTGAATCAGAATTTAGAACAAAGCGTTGTAATCAATGGGTGTCATCTCAAACTGCTTGGTTGCCTAATGGAAGTTGGGAAAAATTGATTGGGGAAAAAGAGTTGAATCACGAAACTGAAGTTGTGCTTGGTTTTGACGGATCTTTCTCTGGTGATGCTTCTGTAATTGTTGGGGTGACGATTGAAGAACAACCACATGTTTTTCTGGTTAAGGCTTGGGAGAAACAACCAGAGGACACAGATGATTGGCGCGTGGATTCTTTAGATGTTGAAAACTCAATCATTGAAGCGTGTCAAAAATATCGGGTGAGAGAAATTGCTTGTGATCCTTTTAGGTGGCAGAGAACAATGCAAGTGTTACAAGATCTTGGTTTGCCTGTTGTTGAGTGGCCATCTACATCTGCGGCAAGAATGATTCCAGCGTGTGCAAAATTTTATGATGCCGTTGCAGGAGAAAAATTAAATCATGACGGCAATCCTTTAATCGCGCGTCACATATCAAACGCTGTTGTGAAAACAGATAGACTTGGACCACGAATCGTCAAAGAGCACAGAGGATCTCCACGAAAGATAGATGCCGCAGTTGCTAGTATTATTGCATTTGACAGGGCAACTGTTTCTCGTACAGACACAGAACCTCTTGTTCCAGAGTTTTTTTATTAGGAGAAATGTTGACTTCAACAATCATTCAAGTTATTGGTTTATCAGTTTTGTCTTTAGGAGTTGGACTAATTTATGTTCCAGCAGGTATCATAGTAATTGGCGTGTCATTGGTTATTTTAGGTATTGCGATTGAGAGAAGCAAATAATGTTGAACAACCTGTTTAATTTAGGGGAACAAAGGGCAATAAGTTTTCAATCAATCTGGGGCGCAGGTGACTCATTTGCTTTCACAACTGAATCTGGCGCAAACATTGATCAAAACACATCAATGCGTATCAGCGCATTTTATAGTTGTGTGCTTTTAATATCTGACACTATTTCAACCTTACCTGTTGATTCTTTTATTCGCAGAGACGGCAATCGTGTTCCATATCGACCAAGACCAGCGTGGATACAAAAACCAGATATTGATTTACTTAGAAGCGAGCACTATCAACAAGTTTTGGTGTCTTTGCTATTAGATGGCAACGCCTATGTTCGTATTTTTAGAGATGGTCGTGGGGATGTAGCAAACCTTGTTTGTTTAGATCCTACAAGAATTCAAGTTAGCAGAAATCCTGCAACTAAAAAAGTTGAATACATTATTGATAACTATGAATCTGGAATTGTTCCAGCCTCAGAAATGTTACACATAACTGAAATAAGAAAACCTCAGGCACTTACAGGTTTGAGTCGAGTGACTGAACTAAAAGATAACTTGGGACTTGCCTCAGCGTTGCAATCTTTTGCTGCAAGATTCTTTGGTCAAGGCGCAACAACTAATGGCATTATTGAATACCCAGGCAAACTAACTTTAGAACAAGCCAAGAATTTACAATCAGGATTTGATAACGCACACAAAGGATTTAGGAAAGCACATAAAACAGGAATCCTTGATTCAGGTGCAAAATATGTGAAGACAGGTGTAAATCCTGACGAAGCGCAAATGCTTGAATCACAAAAATTTGCTATTGAACAAGTGGCACGCATGTTTAGAATTCCCCCACACATGATTGGAATTACTACTGCTGGCGCCATGTCTTATGCAAGTGTTGAACAAAATAACATAAACTTTGTTGTTCACACTCTCAGACCATACATCTCTAAACTTGAAGATGCTTATTCAACATTGTTGCCAAATGAAGCCTTTATGAAATTTAATGTTGATGGTTTATTGCGTGGAGATTACACAACAAGAATCCAAGGTTATTCCATAGGATTACAAAGTGGATTCTATTCTGTAAATGATGTACGCAGATTTGAGGATCTACGCCCTGTTGACAATGGTGACACTAATCGTGTGCCTTTGGCAAACATCAATCTTTCATCTTCAGATGTTGTTGAACAAGATAAAAAAGTTGCAATGGCTACAAGACTTGTTGCTGTTGGTTTTGATCCTGCTAGCGTTTTGTCAGCACTTGGATTACCAAAGATGTCACATACAGGTGTTCCACCTGCAGCATTACAACCTGTTGTTGGTTTAGATCCTTTAGATCCAACTTCTGTATATGAGGTTAAATAATGACTTTAACAAGTAATGTAGTGACAACCAATGCCTCAACAGCAGTTCTTATCAAGAAAGCAGGCACAAATCCTATAAAATTAAATTTGCATAATTCTTCTGGT